TAGCATTCGCTTCCAGGTACGAAAGCATTTCGTCAATAGCATTAAAGCCTTTTTCGCGCCAACCGTTTTTCATGGTTTGTTCCTGGTACTTGTACATCGTTTTTTTATCGGCCGATTCCTGACGGTGCATACCCGAATCATCGATAGTTACGTTCAGCTCGTCGAAGTTGCTCCAAAACGATAGGAATACATTGGCACGTTGCGCCAGATAGATAAAGCGCTTTTGTTCATTAGAAGGCGTTGCTTCAGTATAGAACCCTATTAGTTCGTTGGCCGTTTCTTCACCCAGTACCGGACGAATATAGGTTTCAAAGCCATTCCGGAGCGGAGCCTCAAACATATCGAAATTACTGTCTTTCGATACGCTTATTATTGGGCGGATCTCACCGCCTTTGTTCCATTTACTTGCAGAGAATATCATATTGCTGTAATTTTATGATACAAAATTCAGCAATAAAATGGGGAGAGAAAAGGACACAAAAAAAGGCGAGCAGATCTGCTCACCTTTTTTTGTACCTAATTTAAACGTTCTATTGATTCTACTACGTTGAAAGTATCATTTGATTCAATGTAGTCTTCACCAGTCCAGGCATACCATTTATCGTATTTCAAAATGTGTGATGCACCTACTTGAGGGTTTTTGAATTTAAAGAAGTCTTTTTGCTTATTATATGATGTAAGGTCTATGAATCGCCTTGTTATGACCTTCGTTTTTCTATCTATATAGCTTTCGAGCTCAAATACATTCATCATTTTAGTATTTATTAATGGTTTACTTTTTATACAAAACCCAATTCGGTACACCTTCAATAAACTTAGTACCAAAACCAAGCTCCTTGAGCGTATCATTTATTTTAATGGTAGAAACATACATTATCTCATTTAGTTCGTACTGCAGTTCCGTGGCCGTTCTAAACTCCATATCTTCCACATCACCTTCAGTAGAATAATTAGCATGTATAAAGTCCAAAAAACGAGTGTCTTTTTTCTTTACTTCTTCCGGTTCCTGGTCATCGTCTCCGTATGATCTAAAACCTATTCTTCTTGCGCTCATGATTGTATCCCTCCTGTAAAATTAATTGATATACTCAAATCACCACATAAAAATGAAACTGAATCACAGTTAGTGTCTTTAAACTTACCTTTTAAAGTAAGTTCCTCACGCTTACGGATTTCTTTACGCGCTTCACGAATAAATTGATCAAGATACTCAATAGCCGTTTCGCTATTCGTTATTTTACTTAGTTCTACCGCTTGTGGAATTATAAGTTCTACAGGCTCTACTGGAAGAATACCTTTTACTGGTTTTGCAAGACGGGTCCTGCGGATAGTGTAATTGTTCATTTTGTATCTGTTTTAGCGTTTTTTATGTACAGAGAAGCGGCTGTACATTTCCCGTGTTCGCTAAAACAGATACTACATGAGCAAGCTCACAAAAGTAACAAGTGGAAAATAATACAGCCGCCAGTCTTAAATATCTGTACGGTTTGGGCATAAAAAAAGCCCTAAAAAATTGGGCAACATTTTCAGTTGCTCATGTTCAATCTGTTTTAGCTCTGCAAATATCAGAATAGTTTTCGAATTGGCAATAAATAATTAATAATATTTTCAAATAAATAGGGAATTAATCTCAGAATATATTTTTTCAGTATTTTTACCTGTCTTTAAAATAACAGTCAATTCTCTTTCCTTGTATTTTATAACAAGAAATAATTCAGATAAGTTTTTCTTATTGGCTCCAATAGCACCACCTACAAGGAATCCAATACCACCTGTCAAAGCTCCACCAACCAAAGCACCTGCTACGGTTTTCCCTACTGAACGACTTCCAATATTTTCAAAAGAAACATTTAAAATATTCTCTTTATGGATTCTTATTCCTTTACCCATAACTAGAAATCCACGCGGATCCAAATCTATATAACCTCTAATTTTATTTATAGTTAGATTTACGTTTTGAGGTTTACCCCATTCTGGATGGCCTCCTAAATACTCAATTTCATACTGCATATAATTTCAATAATTAATAAATTTCACTTCACCCTTATGTAACTCATACATAGAAACAATCTTAGCTTCATTCTTTACCACTAGCTGAAGCTTAGGCAGAACGCTTGCATCTGATCCGGAATAAGCATTTTTAAGTTTGCAATACAGCAATAAGTTACGCAATAGTGTATGTTGCTTTTCTGCAGTATCAAACCGGTTCCAAAGGCCATCAATGATAACTGCTACATATTTATCAGGAGTAATTATCAGGTACTTTTCAGAAACGAGTTTTTCAAGCTCACTAATAACAGAAGAAATATTTGTTTTTCCCATGACATGCAATGTTAGATTTCACTCTACAAAGATATGAAATTATTAATAAAAATAAAGCTGCCGAACTTCACAGTCCAGGCAGCTTATCAAAATAACCATTTAAAACAAAATTACGAAGTATAAAAATTCTTATCTACTTTTTGGTTCTATTTGCTACAGTTCCTCCAGTATCTGTCATTACATAGTAACTTGAACCTAAGTACAACGGCATAAATGATTCTTCAAAAAATGTTATTACTGCATAGCAATCTTTCAAATCATCATCATCCCATTCTTTCGTTGTTTCACTAAATGCTTCTGGGCTTTTCTCTTTTTCAATGTAAGAGTAGAAACCTCCAAGCATCGTGTCTGTTTCAACACAATTTTCAATTCTGCGCAAAATAAAATTTGCCCAATCTTCAGTTTTTTTTACTGCTGTTTTCATTTATTTATGTATTTATATATTGGCTACTCTTTTAAAGGTTTTCGCCAGTCCCTATATTCTTTAAAACAAAATTATCATTACCACTTTAGGGGGTAGTGGGTTTATGCCAAATTTTTCTGTGTTCCGCTTCCATGATCCAGGGTAACCAGTATTGTATTCCTGTACCTGAGTTCAACGTCAGGATAGCCATTATACCTGAGCATTGTTTGGATTGGATCCAGTAGGTTCTGACGGTCTACCCAGGCGTTTGCAATATTGACCAAAAATGCCTCACGTATATTCGAACCTCCCTGATTACCGGCATATGTTCCTCCGGGCATACCGGCACCAAGTACGTTGGGGTTAATCATCAGGGCAAACATAATTTCAGAGTTTGCAGCTGCACTGGTCACAAGCTTATCACCTTCTTTCGATTTATTATCCAATGCTGTAATTTTCCATTCTTCCTCTACCTTACCCTGATCATTTACCGAGTAGTGAGTAAACAAAGGCTTTTCTGCATTCTCCTGACCAAGTAGGTTTTGCTCAATATCCTCCATATACAGGTCAATGGCGGCCATACGATCTTCCGGCTTTTCAAAGTCACCTTCAGGGAATTTCTTATCCCAAAATGAATAAGGGATCTGTATGTGCCACTTCCAAGTCGCTTGATTTTTATACACTTTCTTCAGGTAAGCGGGTACCGACTTAGCAATATCAATCCAACCGGCCAGATAAGCACTCAACCATATAGGTTCAGAATACGTATCACGATTACTCCAGCTGTCACGAACCATCATAATCATGTTCTGAAGGTTATTTTTTTCGTACCGGCGAATGTCCAGATCCATATCAGGATCATACTCAAGCAACACATCGAAAAAAGAAAAATCTTCTTTACCAGGTGTATCCGGAAACTTACCCGATACAACCAACTGTTCAAATGCATTTGTATCACGTTGCGTAAGGCGCCAGAAGTAAGCATTTACGGTATTAAGCCCTACGATCTGACTACCATCACCGTTGGGGATCAACTGCACAGCTGCAGCACCAAATTTAAAGTAATCACGTCCACAATTTTCCATATAGTTACGGAACATTCGGCGTTTGCTGTAAAGCAACTGCTGAACTGCAGGATCTTTATATGGCGAAAGGACCTCATTCCCATCAGCGTCGAATCCGTCTACCTGAGCAGCATAAATTCCTTGACCAATAGTAAAATTACGGATAAACTTTAGCCCGGAGTTTAATACGCTGGTAGAACTGATAATCTTATCAGCCCATTGCGGAAAATCATTGTTTGATCCCCACGAAAGTAATTTTTTACCTTCAATGGATGTAAAGTCTTGATCTATCTTTGTATCAACGACTTTAATCAAAGCCTTTTTTTCCTCCGGAGTAATACCCTGAGGAGCACCATTGGTAACAGCAAAATAACTGGTAGACGATACCATCAGGGGCGTACCCTTTTTATTGTAAATTATATCCATATATTTAAAGAATTACTTCCATTCCATTGTATTGCAAAATATTATCAATCCCAACCGGATAAACATGATCCAGTAAATCACCATTCTCTTTACAGGGTTGAATACCACGTTGGCGCGCTATACTCATATTATATCTCAATCCCCTGCAGACAGCTAGTGGAAAGAAACGAACTTTACCCGATTTATCTACAAACTTGATATTGAATATCATTCTATTTCCATTCGGAAGCCATTTAATGTCAAGTTCTTTGAGCATCAAGTTCCTCCGTATTTTTGTAGGTCTTTGTGCCATTAGTTGAAACTATCATCAAATTGGTGAGTGAATATCCTTGGTTTAGCAAATGCCTTATAGCTGGTTTTAAACTGATTACTTTGTGCAAACCGATAACTAAAGCTTACTTCTTTCAGTTCATCCGATCTATCAACAAAGCTGAAGCTCTCATCCGTAATAACTATATCCTGAAATCCATGTTGATCTAGCAAACAAACCTGATCAGAGTTAAGTAAATCTTCTAAAACCTCTACATCTTCATCCGATATATATCCACTCGAAACAGTCATTTTATTATCAAGATCCCGACTAATACTTACACGCTTCTTTTGTATTGTTCCAAAGCTACGTGTCCATTTCCGATCTGGTCTCTCATCGCCTATGCAAGTAAATGACTCCTGAGCGCCGAAGCAGTTCCGGAACACAAATGTTTTCTGATCCGGATAATTTCGGTCATCCATTGTGAAGCGAATAATTGACTCTACCGACGTATATAAGTTATAATAGATCAGATCCGTTTCATTGCAACCTATAGCAGTGGCGATTACTGCAGGCGAAACATTAAGTCGGTAAAACTTAGCAGCATTTGCAAGAGTAGCAAACTCAACCGTTTGTGAAAGGTCAGACGTCGTTCCACGATAAGCAGCGTATAATTGCACTGTGGATCCACCATAAAACGATATCCATTCCTTTCGGCCGAAGGCAGTAGTTTTATTAATCGATCTCGATAGCGGGATACTCAAAAACGTATCTGCCGGAAGCGATCCCGAAAAATCAACAACGCATGGGAAAATAGTGACATTTTTCACTACCGGTGCAAGAGCATCCTTTTCAAGTAGAGAAACCGTGACAACAATAGCTTCACCATCAATACCATTTGCAGCTTCAAAATTATTTGAAGAAAAGTAAACCATTGCCAGCTCTCCAATGCCCATTATTCGAATCACACCATCCGGATCCGGTATGTATTTTTCTTCCAAAACAGGATTACCTCCAACAGAGACAGTAGCCAGTACATAACCGGTTACACTGCTGAATATAATATCGCCATACTCTGCGCTTAATCCTGAATTTGGAAATCTTATTTCTACCATAGTTATAACTTTACGATACAAATTTCCATAAAAAATTAGGTAGAGAAAAGGACATAAAAAAAGCCCAAACTTTTCAGTTGGGCGTTCAAACATTATAAATTTTTAATTTTCATCTCTACCCCTCGCGGGTGTTTTCCGCCTTTTTGCTACTTTTTGGCGGGACAAAAAGTAGTCGACACACACCAAACCACCCTTATTTAGGTGGTTTACGTGCTGTTATTCGAACTTACAAAAGCATGTCGACAGACTCAAACAATAAATCTAAAGTCGTTTGTACGGGCTTTATTTCGGGCATTTCAATAGTTTGTATTTTTACATCTATACTTTCAATTTTCGAAAGGTCTATTTCTCGGATATATGGTGTTAAATAAACGGGGTGAAGTTTAACTTCCCATCGTCTCCACTCTAACATGCGTAAACTATCCATGTGCGAAACTACACCGTACAACCCATTTAAACATAAATTTATAACTGTCATTTGGCAGCATTGTAAATCAATATCAGCACCATAGAACTCTAAACAACGGTTAATTTTTGCAGCAGATAGGAACATACGACCCGAACCACAACAACAATCATTTAAAGATTTTCCGTTTTCATACGGTCCTGTAAATTGTGACATCATATCACAAAGGTACTGAGGAGTAAAAAACTGCCCTTGTCGCTCGTTACTCAATATCTCCATAAAATAATCGCCTAAACAGTCTTTCAATCCTTCGCCGTGATTGTCCATATCAATCACTAAACAACCAAAAGCATGTGAAAAATGCATCATTTCATCGGGTGTATACTTCTTTGCAGTTTTTAAATATTCATCCTCTTTGCCTTTCATAGATAGAGCACACACGGCAAAAGTCAGTAAATCACAAAAGGCTGTACCCCTGCCCATTCTTCGCCCTGCGTGCTCAATATGTTTTACGAAACTCATGCAACCTCTAAATTTAAACCATTCAATAAAGCCAGTAAAGCGGGATTTTTACTTTGCATGTCTGTGAGTACTTCAGTAGCTGAATTTTTGGATATCACAATTTTATTTTTGTGAAGTTCCACCTTTACCATATCCCCAACATTAAAGCCAAACTTTTTCAAATAATCGCCTTTTAAGTTGATGCCAGGTGCATACTTTTTGCCCTGTGTCATTTGGCAAACTGTCAATATTTTTTCAATCATGCTGCCGCCCTCCTTTCATGAACTTGCAAAGAAGAGAATACAAAACAAATCGGGTAGAAATCCGCTGCATCTTCCTCGCTTTCGGTTGGTTCTGTTTTCGGTTCGAGTTTTCCTATCGCTTTAGGTTTACCCCACAATAACAGTGCATGTTCGCCTTTTATTACACTTTTACCCTCTTGATTCCATTGTTTTAGGGTTTTTAAATCCTTATGCCCTTGCTCAGAATATAAAGCCGTTAAGCCCTCGTTAATGGTTGATATTTCGCCAATCTCAACAAGTTTTTTAAACGGCTTAGATAGTTCTTTTAACTCTGTTCTTTTGGCTCTGATAGATTCTAGTTGCGCCTCAGTAGGTTTGCGCTTTTCGGAATTATTCATAACTTTGTAGTGCGTAAAAAATTATTTGTATTAATCAAGTGTTTTTAAATCCCTACAAGTTTGCCGACCTGTAGGGATTTTTTTTTAGGCTGCGAATTGAATTTTAATTTCGTTCTCAATTTCGGTGATGGCTTCGTCAAATTCTTGCTTCCAAAATTCAAGTACTTTGCCAATGGTGCGAGGGGATGAACTTTTAAATTCTTCACCGTTGGCATCTGTCACAACTATTTGAGCGTTTTCACTTTCATGCTTAATTATGAACCTATCAAGCGATGACCGCTTAGCGGTTAGCTTGGTGTGCTTTTCATCTAGTAAGTGAATAAGAGTTGCACGGTTTTTCAATTCTTGAAGTGTTGGCTCTTTTTTTACAACCGTTTCGGGTTTCACTTCATCTTCTTTTTGCACTTCGTTGGCAGTTGTTTTGTTTTTTCCACCTTCCGAAATCATTAAAACTGGTTTTGTTACCTCTACCGCTTTTAAAGCGTTGTTTCCTTTTACTTGTGTCATTGCGTAAAAATTTAAAATATTAATAATGTTTATATATAATGACATTGCCGTGTCATTTGGTAGTACAAATATACGAAAAAATTCAATAACAACAATACTATATATCTGTATATCAAGACACTAAATCAACATATCAATAAAAAAGCAACCTTATTATTTACAAATAACATCAAAAATCAAACTGAAAAATATTTTTTATGTGCGGATTCAAAAATCAAAATATAATTCGAAACTAAAAAGCTGTAGAAGCCAAAAAAAACCGAAAAGCTAAAAAACCTTAATAAATTACTATTTAATTAACAATCAAGGTCTTAAACTCTCCAAATCCCTGCGACATCGTCGCAATGTTTGACTACAAACCCCACCCCGCCCTATGGCTCGGAGCACTGAAAACCGCACGTTTTTAAGGAAATATGACAGGCATGTGTTAATAAAAGGCAGTCCTATAGGCGAAAAGCAGTCCTATATCGCACATTTAAGTATTTGTCGCACAAATACTGATGATAATCGCACATTACTCTTTCAATTGCTCCGGCGCGAGAGCAATTGAATGTGTAATGGCAACTAAATAGCACAATGAAATGATTTGATTGTGCGACTACCTAAAACCGTGGGTCTACGAAGGAGGAACCCTTCTTGAGTTGTGGACCATACTTAGTCCATATACGTTTGTCGACAGCATCACCGAAGTGTGTTGCTTCTTCAGGGAGTACAGAAGTGCGAGCCTCGCTCTTCTTATCCTTCTCAAACGTTCCATTAATCTTCTGAGTAACAGATGTGTTATTCATTGATATGAGTGTGTACTTGCAACGTGCACCATTGAACCGCTTCTTTGGCAGCTTTGGTTCT